GAGGTTATTTACATTAGTAAAATCCTCCTTTGTTAGCATTGTCGTTCCCAAGTCCAAAATATCTGCAGCATTATCCTTGCTCTTATTGAACATGATAACCACTCTACTTCCTGAATCTCCAGTAAACTTTTTTAACAATCCCTTTTCAACTTCTCCTTTATTTTCTTCTCCTATTGGATCGCCATTGTTTAAATTGACAAGTTTAGAAGCAACCCATTGTTTTTTAGCGTTTCCTAAAATATGCCTTGAAATTTCAATATCCGATTCTATATAGTTTAACCCTTGAAAATATGAAGGTAAAGGATAAACATCAGATGAAGGATTATATTCTTTGTAATAATAAATCTGACTTCCTATAGGATTGTTTACATTGAAAGCATCGTATTCACGAGGTTTCTCTTTAAAGTCAGACCAGTTGTCTTTAACAAAAAACTTAGTTAAATCTTTGCTTACCCTTACTTTATGAAACTCTAAATGATAAATTTCACTTACTTGCTTCAATCTATTCCATATAACTTGCAAATAAAAACCACGATATAACTCATCATCTTTAATGCACTTCTTCATTACATCGTTCCATGTATCCTTACCATTGGCTGAACCTGGGACTTCAAAACCCTTCCCATAGATATAATTGCATTTGCCTTTTACGATTGCTCCATGTTTAGGAGATTCATTGTAAAGCCCTAACAAATATTCGGGATAGTTATTTAATTCTCCAAATTCCACATAACCTTTACCTTTTTTTTCAGTAAATCTTGGCTGCTGTGCTTGGTCAAATTGAAGAACAATATGCTTATAGTTATCCATTGTAAGTGATAAATGTGTTTGATTGTTCGTTATATGTTGTAGGCTCAAATGTTATTGCTGAATTAAGATACATATATCCATCTTCAACTTGATTCAAACCTGTTGGATTAGTATTTGTTGGACTTGTTTGCTCATAGATTTGATAAGTCCACATTCCAGTTTCAGAGTTTAAAAACTTGCTATCTACATTTAAACTGAAAGTATCAAATCTCAAAGTAGTGCTTGTATTAGTCGCTACAAATTTAACAACTTCCTGCGTTATTCTATTAGTAAAAATAAATAAAAAATACGGATTTGTAAGGAGAGCAGATTCGCTTCCTGTAAAATAGATATTTTTTGTTTCGCCTTTAGTTAGTACAATCATAGTTACTAAAAAACCTCCGACTTTCATCGGTCGGAGGTCTTATTGTTATTTGTTATTTATTAACCTGCTACTTCCAAGTTAGCAGCTACTGATGAGCTAACTACCAAGAAGTCATCAATCTCCATAGATGAGAATACTAATTCAGCACCATTCCTATCGCCAGGAGCAGTTCCACTTGAGTTAGTAGTTGAATCCATCATCAATCCGTAACCCTTACCATACATACGATAAACGCCATCCATTTCAAGTGTTACAAATGTCAAACGATTTTTAGCAAGAGTGGTTATGATATTTCTTACTGTTGCAGTTCTTGAATTGATAGGGAATGTCAATGAATGTGTATAGAATACAGTTCCATTTTCCATTGAACCTGTCATATTCGTAGAAGCAACTGCTGTACCTCTTGGAACTTCAAACTTGTAGAAACGAGTATTTGTAGCTTTAGTCATAGCAGTTACAGTTCCTGAAGATTCAGTTACCCTGCTATTTCCTGAAGCATCATATAAATTAGCGTTTGATATTAACCAAATCGCTTGAATACCTCCGACTGATTCTCTGCAGTCAATAGTGTATCCTGATGTTATTGCACAAGGCATAGTTATTAGTTTTAAAAAAAGGTGGTGTTTATTGCACCACCCTTTTTAGTTAAAGATTATTATTAATTAGATAGCTGCTTTGAACTTAACACACTCTGAAGTGTAAGCTACGTCAACACCTACCTTAAATTCTGCACGGAAACGTACATCGTTGTTATCTTCAGAATACCACAATTTGTAGTTAGTTTCTTCTGCTTCCAAATCAACTCCGATAGCCATGTTAGACAAGCTGATAGCGTAAGCATCACCTGTTCCGTTCAAACCATTTACTGGCTCAACCTTTACGTTAGTACCAGGTAAGATGAATCCTTCAAAATTAGCATCAACCGGATTGTAAGAGAACATATTTAATGCTCTGTAAGCCAATACTAACAATCTGAACCAATCGTAACCAACGAATATTCTAACATCTCCTTTAGCCATTACTTCAGCAGGGATAGCTTTGTAAATACCTTCAGTACAAGCGATAACATTAGAAGCAGTTACAGTTGCAACAGCAGAACCAGTGATACCTGTGTAACCTGAAGCGTTAGCATCTATTGGAGAACCTGCATCTAACAACTTCTGAAGTCCGTTAAATTTATTCAAGTTAGCAGTACCACTACCTGAATCACCCTGCCAAATTGCAGTTTCAAGTTGAGCAGCTATGCGAGCATTTTTCTTTGCAAGATAAGCAGCAGCGAAATCAGCATTACCGAAATCTTCGTAAGTAGAACCTGCTCTCAATGCTTCCATTGTGTAGTAAGCTTCCAAATCCTTAGGACATATCTTCTCCTCGACTTTTATTTTGCCCGGCACGAGTACCCTCTGTGAAAAGCTCGTAGTTCCGCTTGCGTCAAAAGTACAAGATTGTGTAGCGAATACTGCATCTGTATCCATTAAAGGTATTGCAGTTGGTCCTTTTACACCAGTCAAAACTATACCATTATCCATGATAAGTTTTTGAGTTTTTGCTCCGATTACTGCCGAAGTCAACAGAGGTTGTACAAGTTGTTTAGTATATGCACTTAAACCTGTGAATGATAAAGCCATTTTATTTAATTTTTATTTGTTAATAAATTAGTTGAATAGAATAGAATAGTTCTTTTCAATTTTTTCTTCTTTAAAATTGTTTGTTGTTTTTACTATTGGATCAGCAACACCTGTAGGAGTTTCTGCAAGAGTTTGTGTTAAGTTCAAAAGTCCTTCAATAACCTTTGTAGCTTTCTGAAGTTTAGCTTCGTAGTCAGCAAATTTAGCTTCGTAAGATGCAAACTTTTCGTTTGTAGCTGATTCAAAAGCAGAGAATTTAGCAGTCATATCTTCAACAACTGGCTGCTCAATTTCAATTTCTACTTCAGCAGGAGTGATAGCAGTAATTGCTCCGTTATCGCCAACTGTAATAGTAGTACCATCTTCAAGTTTGTGGTCGCCGATAGGAGCAGGAGTTCCTGCAATCGTTACAACTCCACCTACTGCTAATTCAGTTATTTCAACTTCTGTACCATCTACTAATTTGTAAGTAGATAAAGCAACTGGAGTACTCTCAACAGTTACATCATTGTTAACTAACTCGTTAAAAGTTAATCTCAATTTTTCTATGATTTCTTTTGGTGTCATAATATATAATATACTTTTTGTTAAATAATTACATTTAAAAGTTCAGATATTTTCTTAAGTGCTTGTTCTTCAGGTGATAATGCCTTTGTAGGTTCATCATAGTCAAACATACCTTCAACAGAAAAACCCTTTAAAAAACCATCTTTAATATTCTTCCATACTTCAGGATTCTCAACATAAAAGCTACCAAACCAACTACCATCTGTAATATCTTCAAATCCTTTCATCGCCATTATCCCTCTTTTCTTATCTACTATAAAAGATTCAAACATTGTACAATCCCCAATAGTCATGTTAGGGTCGTGCATCAAATTCACATTATTCTGATATTTCTTTTTAGCAAACTTGATAGCTATTTGCCTGATTGTTTCAGCAGAGAAAGTAACATAATGCTCCCCAAATTTCTCATTTTTTCTGTAGATAGGCATGTCAGCAATCATTAAAGGACCACTAATAATATGCTCATCTTCGCTAACTACTTGAAACTTTGTAAACCTTTCAGAATCAATTTGTTTTAATTTCCTTGATGCCCATTCTATACCTTCATCACCTCCCCAAGCTAACCACATCAAACGACCACAACCATCACCTAATTTCTTATCTGAATTTTGTCTATGTCTTTCAAATGCAGCCATTCTTGCGA